CAAGCATTTGCATGAGTTCATGGCCAATGAGAATTTCGCCAGTTTTACATTTATGTATGTATTCTAGTAAGAACGAGTGTGTTCCATTGTGATCAAACATAAGATATCAACCTCTTATTCATAATCGCCAAGCTCTTCTTCATCTTCAATCGTTGCTTTTAGTCTTATAGAATTAAGCTTGTTTATAATACTTGCATAACTCTCAGACAATCTTGCATATTCTTTTACAGCCGGCACCTGCTTTTGTATCTCTGGATGCTGTGGATGCACCTTGATTGCCCCAGATAATTCAATTGTCTGTTCAAGGTTATAACACATAGAATGTAAAAAAGCCGCCTTTTGGATTAATCCTTCAGCTGCTTTCCTTGTTTCATCATCTTTTTCTGAAAACAAATCGTTCCATCTTGCAAGTTCTGCCTGGTATTCAGCACTCTTTTTCATTTTTCTCAAAACCTCCATGGAATTTCAAAATTTTCACTGTGCGTGCAAGTTACGTCTTTTATACGGTCTAGCGCCCGCACTCACTTTCGGTGTATAGGGGGGGCTTTTCTATGGTCCATACTCATCGAACCATCTTTTTATATAGTTACTCCATTCATCTTTGCGAAACTTTCTCTCTTCATCAAGCTCAAGCCTACTACTACATAGCTCAATGCTCACATCACAGAATATAAGTTCAGCTCCTAAGTCATCAGCAAGCTTCTCTCTTTTATGTTTGTCTGCATACCCACCAATGATCCATGCATTGTTCCATTTACCAAACCTTGTCTTTATATTATCTAACAACAGATTATGAACGCTTCTTACATTAACCAGAAGATTGTCTGGCTTATCGTATGAAGGCAACATAGATACTGCTGCATATAATCTATCCATATCAACTATTAAATCGCCTCTGCTCATGTATTCTTGCACATACGTCTTCTTACCTGACAAAGGAGCTCCAAATACTATATAGACGTTACGTCCAGCTTTATAACCAAATCTATTATGTATTTTATTGTGGCATTCATGATGTACCAGCATGACATTGTCAGGGTTAAGAGATATTGTTATATCATGTACGTTCTCAGGAGTAAGTTCTTTTATATGATGAACTGTTAACTCTCCTGGTCTTGCTACTATTTCACCACAATGTTCACACCGTAAGCCCCTTGCAGCTATAATATATATCCTAAACTTAATCCACGCCTCAGATGCATAGAAACTTTTTAGTATTGCGTATCTAGCCACTGTCTGCCGCCTCTCCTTCTTTATGATTGCAAAGTATATCTGGAACATCCTGATGTCCATCGCTCCATCTAATACCATACTTTCTTATCATGCTTTCAAAGTCCTCTACATCATGATCTTCTATCTTAAAGCCTCTTGGTCCAACTCCGATATGTTTTAATTCATGAAGCATCAGTAACTTCTTATGGTTGTCTGTCATATGCTCTATGTTGGGTTCGTAAAAGGTTATTAAGAAATCAAAAGGAAGATATGCTGTAAATGTGCTCTTAACTATTCTACAATCAGCATTAACTGTTTTGCCCTTATCTTTCTTTTGTTCATAGCCTCTGATGTAGCCTATTCTAATTTCATAGGCTTTAATGAAGTGCAGCTCAGGAATAGCTTCTATTACTCTTTTACCTAATACCTCTAAGTCCTCAGCTATTTCATAATCTATTAAACACAACTCTTCTCTTAATGCTTTAATTAGAAGAGTCTTTTCAGCAGTTCTTTCAGCGTTATATATCTGATACAACTTACTTAGTGCAGCACACGGTTCATCGCAATCACTTTCACATTTATCACAAATCTCATTATCTGGCATATTTTAAATCACCACTCTTTTGATTCCATCTCTTTTTCCTTCAAAGCCAATTCTTTCTTTTTTATTTCCATGGCTAAAGGATTATCTGACCACTCTTTTCTATTTCTGTTATATAACCATACTTTTGCCGCTCCGACATCAGGAGCAATCTCTTTTGTTATTCTTTTTGTCACTTGTAACTCTTTTTGTTTGGTTTTTGGGTCAAATACCATTTCCTCTATGAGTTCTGTAGACGTGTATCCAAGCGCTCTCCTGAGGAAAGCATTCTCTACTTTTATGTCAATAATTTGTTTATTTTCTTTCAAAGTGCTAAGTAATGCTAAGTGTTGCTTCTTGTAGTTTCTAAAAGCAGCATAAGAAACACCTAGTTTTTGGGCTATTTTGCTTTCCGTCATACCCTCTCTAGCCCACGCTGAGACCTCTAATAATCTAGGTTCTACGTGTGTTTCATATTTTCTTTCTGACATCACCTTCACCTACTTTTTATTTTGTATCTGAACGCACCTTAACACAAATTCTGGCGCATACATTATTTTCTTCTAAGCCTTGCTACTGCTTGTTTTTATAAATATTTATTTTTTTATGAACATATTTTAATTATGGTGCATTATTAGTAAATTTTTAAACGCTTAATTGCTTGGTTTGCTGTCTCTTGATTTATGCCTATATATCTTAATGTTACGCTTGGATCTGAATGATTAAATATTTCCATAAGAGTTGCAATATCCTTGAACGCTTTATAAAAATGATATCCGAAAGTTTTTCTAAGTGTGTGAGTTCCAATGTTTTCTAAACCAAATTCTTTAGCAGCTTTATTTAAAAGCCTATAAGCAGTTGACCTGTTCATAGGCTTATTCGAGTTTTTTCTTGATTTTATTAAGTATTCATTTGGATCTTTATCTTTGCAAAACTCTTTAAGTGCTTTTTTTAATATTGGATTTATCTCGATGGCAGATTGTTTCTTAGTCTTTTTTTCTCTAATGTTAATGGTGCTTCTGTTTTTCACATCTGAAACTCTCATTTTTAATATATCTGAGATTCTTCTTCCAGTGTAAATACCCACCATGAACATTATGTAGTCTCTAGAGTTTTGTTCTTCAAAGTAATGTGCCATTGACCTTACCATCTCTGGATCTCTAATAGGCTCCACAAAATTCAATTGCTTTCACCCGCCTTTAAACAAAAGGGCATCATACATATGAATTTACAATCTAGCCATTTACCACACCAGCACCCATTGCATTTATGAGCAGATTTCTCCTTGTTGAGTTCTGCATCACTTTTTGGTTTTATTTTGACAGTTTTATTATTCATAAAATCACCCAAACAAAAAGCCCAGGCGCTTAACCTGAGCTTAATTTATATTTCTTTCTATTTTATAGATTAAATCTTTTTGTCAATATTGTCAGTATACAAAAAGTATACTCTTGTATTTAGCAGATATTTTTTTAATAGTTACTTCTGCATATTTTAATTCTTTAGCAATCTCTGGCAACGACATACCTTCAATATCTCTCAAATATACAACCTTATAATCTAAGCTATCAAGCTGTAAAACCTTTGCATAAGTCTCTACTTTTAAGTCTTTTAAGTTTTGTAGAGTGCCCACCTCTTGTTCAATTATGCTTTCATACTTTTTTTTGTATATATAAATTCTATCGAAACTCATTGCATTTCCATTACCATGCGGTTGACCATCATAATTTATTGCGCTAATCTCATGTGGAGCATCTTTATGAAGTAATCGCTTATAATATTTTAATTGATTTGTTGCTACTTCTAAGTAATTTTCATGCATTTCAATCTGCAGATTAAGGTCCTTAAAAGATTTAAAATCCAACTACTCCTACCTCCTTTTGTGCCCAAGCATTAAGCTATTTCATATTCTGACACTATGTAATCATATTTGTTTCCTGAGCCTTTGGTTAAAACGTAGATTGGTTTTCCATCCTCTATGGCCCATCTGTATTCTTCCATACAACCTTTAGATTGCTGCCAGTTTTCACAGAGTATAATTGCATCACATGCGTTGTATAAGTGTCTGCATTTCTCCATTGCCACTTTATCATCCAGTACAGGCATTATCGATATTGGATTAACTAATTTAATGTCTTGATGAATTAATAACCCAAATTCAATAACCTTAGCACTAATTAAATTCTTCTTTAAATCTCCAAAAGTTGTAAATGGATGACTTAAATAATATAGTTTCTTTTTATCCATTGCCCTGCTCCTTTATATTTTATTTTGCACTATGGCCTTTTTAAGAACGCAATACAGATATTAAGTCCTTCTCGACCTCCACAACTGCCCATGTTAAATTTCAACCTTTTACATTCTCTGCATTCGGCGGCTAACTTTACATATTCAATATCTTTTAATATCGTAATAGCAAATTTGCTCTTAAGAGGCTTTATTTCTTTAACTTTCTCTTTTTTCTTTTCAGCTGTAACATTAGACATTTATTTCATCCCTCCTAGAATGGAAGGTCGTCTTCTTCCTCCGCAGGGTGAAAGTCTGACTGACCTTGTTGTACTTGTCCATCTTTTGCCTTGTCTAAAAAATGTACTTCATCCGCTGTAACCTCAGTGGCAAAATGTCGCTTACCTTCTTGATCATCCCAACTTCTTGTTTGAATTCTTCCTGATATAGCAACTAATCTACCTTTTCCAATATACTTACCACAATTTTCTGCTGGCTTACCCCATACTACTATTGGTATGAAATCTGCATCAGGCTGTCCTTCTTTTTTGAACATTCTATTTACTGCTATTGTAAACTTCGCTACAGGCGTTTGATTGTTTGCGGTGTATCTTACTTCTGGGTCCTTGGTTAAACGACCCACTAGGGCTACTTTATTCATATTGTTTTTCCTCCATGCTTATAGGATCTTGTTTTGTTGTATGAATGTTTTATTCTTATTGCTGCATCTATGTCAATTTCTTTCTTGCCGCAATAATCAAGTATTCTTATAATGCAATCAGCAAGCTCTATGCCAATCCCCTCTGGCTTAACTCCTTCTTTCCAGCCCTCAACTTGTTTGCCTGTTATTTTATCAATATAATATACCTCTGTCGGACTTTTCCCAGCTCTGTATTCTTCCAAAGCTTCAGATAATTCACTATGGCAAAGAGCGATAATATCCCCAAAGCTTCTTTCATCATCCCACCATCCATGCTCTACAGCATTTTGATGGATTTGTTCACTTAACTTATTTAACATCGATTTCCCTCCTAATATTACTTGATATGCGTACTAAATATTTTCCCAATCCGTCTTTTCAAGTATTTCAAAAAGTCTTTCTACTTGTGGACTTCTCCATGCCGTCATAGCATACGAATGTGCTGTTTTATTATAATGATGGTTATTGCTTTTGATGTGTTGTTTGCACTCTCTTAAAGTTAAAAACATAGTATTTTGAACTATTTCTTCTCTATTTCTGTAATTGCAAATTGAGTATCTATTTGAAGCATATTCCTCTAAAAAATCTTTAATTTCAGATATATCGCTGATGCAGTATTCATTTTCATCTTCACAGACTATCTCGAGAAATCCACGATCAAATTCACATTTTATAACCACATCAATATTCTCTTTAATCCAATCAACTATGGCTTCTAACTCACCCTCAAATACATTTTCACTAGCTTCTATGTCAAAAATGCACAAGCCGTCAACGTTATCATCAACCCAATAATCCTTTACTTCTTGCATAACAACCCAAAATCTTGGATTGGCTTGACATACAGTATCTTGGGTTAACATCTCACGTTGTAATTCTTTTAAAAATTCTCTATCTTTCGTTTCCATATTACCCTCCCTTTATTTAACATTTTATTTATATAGAATGCGTCTTAGATTATACCCATGCAACAAAGGATGTTATATCTCCATGTTCTTTGCATATAAAGGCGACCTCGCCCTTTTCCCCATTTTTAACAGTTACTACTTTTACGAATTTACGGCATATACCACACACGGCTATCCTTTTCAATTAACAAGCTCCCTTCTAATCACGAAATGTGTATTAACTCAACTCTTTGTTTTCTTCATTAATCTGTACCATTTCAACTTGTAATAGATTTTTTAATATGCCAGATAATACTGTTGATACAATGCTATTTCCAGCCTGTTTATATAACTGTGAGTTGCTTACTCCTACATCAACCGCCTTTTGAAAATCCTCATCCTCAAATCCCATCAATCTCCAACATTCTTTAGGTGTCAATTTACGAATCCTATAATCATGTGTCAAAGTAGCTTGATTGCAAGATGTTTCAAGTGTCTGTGCTATTTCATGCCCCACTCTACCTCTGCGAGTATCACTGTTAGGAAATTGAATATTGATACTATCTCCAATTGTAGCTTCGGCATATCCTTTTTTAGTGGCTTCTTTAACCATCACCTTAGGCTCCATCAAAAGATTATCTTTCAAGACAGTTGTAAGTGTATTACTTATACCATCTAATCTCGGCTGCAACTCAGTCATGTCGTGTCTGCTTTCTTTAATTTCACCTGCTTCATACTTTTTTCTAACTTCTTTGCCATATTCGGTTCTGACAGGTCTTAATACATTTGGTTCTTGAATCATCACTTTTGGTTGCCTATTACCGCCTTGCATTGTATTAAGTGTTGGCGATAAGCCTTCATCAGAATAAACTCTCCTTACTTGCTCATTGCCTTTTATATCAAGTTCACCTATTTGCAGTATTCCGTGTCTATCCTGTGATGTGAGGGTAAACATTGGATCACCATCTTCTTTAAATCTTCTGCCATTTTGCCTTTTCTCTACTCGATCCGGTGTTATACACGGTATTGCTACTTTTGGGCAATTCCCATGTCCTGCGGTATGCGTTGGAGCAATGCCCTCAATATCAACAATTACACCATCTTGGCTAGAATTTATTCTGCCGAGAGTCAGTATCTTTTGACCTTCACCTTTGTTTGTTGTAATTGTGTTAGCAACATTTGAAGTGTTCACATTTCCATTCATACCCCTACCACTTGGATTAGTATTTAATTTAGATATCTCGCCATCCCTAAATTGATTTAAAAGTTTTTCTGTCTTTTCTTGAGATATATAATACCTCTCATCAACTTTGTCCTCTAGCAAGTCTTTAAGCCTCAATCCATTATCAAAACCTACTGGGAATTTAAAAGTATCCGTGTCAATATCTATTCTGATGCTTACTATAAAAACTCTTTCTCTGTTCTGCGGTATTCCATAATCCTTTGCGTTTAGCACTTTCCAATAGTTGTTGTATCCAAGCTTCTCTATGTCTTTCAATATCTGCTCAAACTCTGCTTTAAATTGTTTTCCAGTAAGGTTTTTAACATTTTCAATGATTGAGTATTTGGGCTTAGTTTCTCTAAGTATTCTTAATCCCTCATAGTAAAGACCAGACCTTGTTTCGCCCTCAACTATTCCTAATTGCTTTCCAGCCACGCTTATATCCGTACAAGGGAAACCCCAAACTAGCAGGTCCGCATAAGGTAAGTTTTTACCCCAAACCTTTTTTATATCTCCGAGGTTTTTATTAGGGTTTACATTATGTACAGCACAATAGCTCTGTACTGCATATTTATCTATCTCGCAAAAATCAACTAATTCATATGGTATTTGTAAATTTTTTAATGCTATTTCAGGACTTCCAATCCCACTAAATAAAGTTCTAACTTTTAACATTTTCATTCCCCCTTTTAGTAGCGCATTTTATTAATTATCTAAATCTAAGCTTCCATCCTAAATATCGCTGCACTATGCTTCATGTATTGGTCTTTGGGTTTGCCCTTCATGCGTCTTACAGCATCACTTACATATGCAACATAGTCTCTATCTTTATTTCTGCCCTTTCTTATGGCATCATTGCGTTTTTTAAACTCTTCTGGAGATAACCTTTCCATAAAATCACCTCAACCTGAAATTTAAGTCTTCACCGGTCAGCTCTATTACTCGACCTTTACACATTTCTATGATTCTGCTACCTATAGCTTCATCAAAGCTTAATAGCTTGTCTGTTGTAAACTCACTAGATATAATCATTGGTAGCTGCTTTAAATATCTATAATTTACTATCTCGTAAACTAAATTATTATCTGCATCTCCTTGCTTCTTTCCTTTGTATAGATCATCTATCAGCAATACTGGAGCTGACTTATATTTGTTCATCTCTCTAGTGTAATCTTCCTGATCCATTACATTTTGTTTTAGTTTCATAATTGCTTCACGATATTGCATATACCTTACTCCAACATTCTGTTTCATTAACTCATTAACAATTGCTATACTAAGATGAGTTTTACCGCTGCCTACTTGTCCCAGAAAACAGATTGAGTTATAAGGTGTGCTTCGTATTGAATCAAATACTTCTATATACTCTTTAGCAACCTTCTTGGCTTCTTGCTGCCTTTTATTATTTATATTGTAGTTGTCTAATGTCTTTTTTAGAAAAGCCTCTGATATACCACACTTATCTAATATTTCTTTATATATCTTACCTTCAAGACACTTACACTTTTTGGCTGTATTAGTTTCTATGTCAACAATCCAACCATTACCACTCTTACATATGTTGCAATCATATTTAATCAGGCAGGTTTGAATCTGTGCATTTTGGTGCGAGGAATTTGCTCTTGTCGAGTTTATAATTTTGTTTAGCCTGTCCTGTATTTCCATCTGTCTTCTCCTTATCAGCTTTTAGCCAGTTATTTAATGTGAGGTACAATGATTTATAATTTTTAAGTTTTGCATAGTTGGTTGCATAATCAATTTTAGATTTTACAGTTATTTCACCATATTCTAGAACTAACTTTGCATACTCTTCTTCTGAAATCGATAAATGTTGACAGGTTATATATATATTCTTTACCTTCTTACCTTCTTTACTTTCTTCTCTAGGTGTTAGCTGTTTGTTAGGTCTTTGTTGGCTCTTTGTTAGGTCTTTGTTAGTAGCTTTGTTAGGCTTTTCGTCTTCACACTGGTAAAGCTCCCAATTCAGTATAGTTATGAGCCTTCCAGTCTTTGTTGATATGTTTGTTAGAAATTCAAGTTTTTCAAAACGTTCTATGGCAGTTCTTATATTTTGCCTTGTTACCCCTTGACCGCAACATTTAGCTATTGAATCTAAGCTAGTTATGAATTGTCCTGGTTGACATTCAAAGGGTTTTCCTTGCCATTCCCATTTCTTATTTCTGAAATTTGCCATGGCTATTAGTGTAATTAGTATAGATTTTTGTTCCGGAGAGCTATTCAACCAAATAGGTTTAAGGAATAACTCACGCCATAATTTAAAATATCCTACTGGTTGTATCAATAAATCACCTTCTTAACCGATATACTATGTTTCATATACTTATGAACCTCGCTAATTTGCGTTTTCTCTATATTTGTGATATTTTTAAGTTGAATATTTTTTTATTTGAGCCGTTGCGAGGCTCTTTTTTTATTTCTTCTCTTTGTCCATTCTTATAACTGCGTTTAATAAGACTATGCCTATTTCTGAAATTTCATCTTCTGTCAGATATATAGCGAGTTCGTTTGTTAATTTAATTATTTCTCTTGCTTTAACAAGGTTGCTCATAACGTACACCTCCTAAGAATTTTTATTATCTTTCCAATAAGCTACAGCAACCAATATGCCAGGACTCATAGTCTCGATTTTTTGTCTGTTAACATATACAAGTACAGCCTTTCCTTTCTTTTTACGTTTGTTTTTCCTAGCCACGACCTCCACTCCTTTAACTAAATATCCTTATCCATATCCAAACCCACATACTAATTGCTAAAGTAAGAGCTGAGCCATAAAATAAAACATTTTCAATATTGCGTGTTGGCATTATCCTCAGCCTCCTATAAATCAAAGTCACTAGGTATCCAGTAGCCATACTGCATCAGCTCATCACCCTCAACCCAGCCATCAACAATTCGTATTCCATCAAAACTTATGGGTTTATGTTTTAAACTGCCTTTTTCTGTATACTCCAGAACTTGTCCATCCAAACAATATTCAGATACATATATTGGGTTAATCCATCCAGCATCAGTGTATTGGATGATGGTGTAATTACCTTTTATTACTTCTGGACCCTTCTCAATCATTACCGCCTGAATCTTTGATTTCTCAACTTTAACTTGTAGCATTGCTATAGTTCCCAAAAGTACTACTATTGCCATCATCAGACAAATAATTATTACCTTTTGTCTAGATATGTATTTATTCATAATTTGACCTCCTTCAATTCTTTTTTTTATTGTGCATGGTGTTTTCTATATGCTTCTTGTTTACGCTGCTCTGTTACAGTCGCATATATTTGCGTTGTAGCAGGATCCTCGTGTCCAAGTAGTGCTTGTACATCTGCAAGGTTTGCGCCATTGTCCAATGCCAAGGTTGCGAATGTATGTCGCATGATATGAGGATGTATGTTTTTCTTAATGCTGGTTCGTGCTGCTATTTGCTTGAAAGACCTTTGTATAGCTCTATTCCCTAACCTGGTATATGGTTTACGCTCTGTAACAAAGAGTGCTTCACAATCATCTGTACGACTCAACAAGTACTTTTTAAGATGGTAGAAGGCTTTGTAACTAAAGCAGACTATCCTTTCTTTGTTACCTTTACCAATAACTCTAGCTGTCATGTTCTGCCAGTCTATATCATCCTTACTCATTCCTGATATTTCTGACAGTCTACTACCGGTAGCATAAAAGGTTTCTACTAATGCTCTTTCTCTTGGAGTTTTGCAAGCTTCTCTAAGTGTTTCAAATTCTTCTACTGAAAGAGCCTTCACTATGCGCTTTTCTTGTTTCATTTGGTTTATCTTTCGCATAGGTGACTTAATTACATAATCTTGATTCTCTAACCAACCAAAGAAACTACGTAGTATTGAAATCTCTGTTTGTATGGTTGAAGCCTTTAGGTCCTTGCCTCTTGAGAACTCCGCCAAATACAGCCTAATGTCCATTGCTGTAATATCCTCTACATTCTTTGGCATAAACATTGCAAATCTTTTCAAGTGCTGCGCATATCCTTTTAAGGTCAACATGGAAAGTCCGTCTAATTTCTTCGATGCCAGGTATATTAAGACTCTCTCTCTCATGTTTGCCATTACTGTTAGGGCTCTTTCTGCAGTCGTTACTTCATAGTCGTTTAATATTAGTTCTAATGTGTTTCTTAAGTTGCCTTGGTCAATTGTGGGCTGATCTACCATAACCTTGGTTAATATTTTTATAATGACTTCTTCTTTATGCATATTAGTACCACTCCTTTTAATTTTGTAGGAGTTGAAAAGCACTTAATATGTGTAGAAACTCCTAAATATAATTTGTAAAAACTCTTTACTGTTATAATCCCAAACTATCACTAGCCTTTTGAAACTCCTTAGAAAGCCTTCTCCATTTATTTCTGCATGGTTTTGAAGTACGGTCCTTCCAAAATATATTGATGCATTTTAACCAGAATTTTATCTTTCTCATGATGATCCATCCCTTCGCTATTTTATTGTACTACGCAGTAACTTTTTTAAGTTTGGATGTATAATTCACATCGTACTCAATTTCCACAATAAATTCCGCATCACATACATAACAAGTCATTTTATGTTCTCCTGGTTCATGCATATCGTCACTTGAGCATTCCGAAGCGCATATTGGACAGATAATTTTACTCGTATTCCAGCAGTCATCTTCAGAATGTCCTCTTTTTTTCGCTTCTCTTAACGCTTCCTCTTTTTGCTCTTCATGTTCTCTTTCAGCACAAGGTTTGCATTGAAAACCGTCTCGATTCCCCCAAGGTGTTTCAGTAAGTTCTTTTCTATGAGTTCCACATGTAATGCAGCGGTCATGTTCATCGCAAACAATATAAGAATATGGCTCGTTGTTCTTTAAGCATTTATTGCATCCACAAACCCAATACCATCCATCCTCAAACCTTTCAGCATATAAGCCTCGTATAGGTGGATCTAGTCTAATTTCAGGCAATTCACTTTTGTAAAAACTGTCATTCCAAATATTTGTATGACCAGAGCGTGTCCGCTGTTTCCACTCTTTTGGTATTTCAGAAATAAATATTTTTGCATCTTTCAATTCCATTAATTATTCATCCTCCTTATTTCGCAATATAATCAAATTGTGACTTACTCTTCGTATTTTTTACCACAAGTAGGGCAGTAGGTGTGTAGTATTAACTGTTGTTTTTTTCTCTTGCCATCTTGATATTCAAAGATACTGTAAGTTCTGCCTGATATCATTTCATAATTAACAATTGAACCTTCTTTTCCTAACGTTTCTGATACCTTTTGATTTATTTGTTTTCTGCAATCGCACATTGATATTTTCTGTTTTGCTATAAATCTATTAGGATAAAACTGACACTCTGTATTTAAGTCATTGCCTCCAAATAGAGTTTTGCATCTTTCATTATGTTTACAGTCCCCACAAACAACCCCATCATCAAGAAGCATATTGTATCGAGCTTCAAAATCTTTTGTTCCTTCTTTATAGCCTTTAACTCTGTTTTTACTTTTCATTGTTGCCCCTCCTTATTTCGTAATTATTCAAACGATGTAACTATGTACCATGTGAATAAAATGATTTTATATCTGCTATTGGAATTAATTCTTCTCGAAATGATACTTTAAATCTTTTGTCATAACGCTGTAGACATATTCTGCCATCATTGAGTAATGCTATATTTATCACCTTTGAAAAACTGAAGGATTCGCCAGTTTTAAAATAAACAACAACTACCATAATTCACATCCTTTCTATTCAACATCGCCACGCCATCTATGCCCTACTGGCAATAGCCTGTCCAACCTCCGAGTAAACTTTATGTAATGACATTTTGGTATCTCAATTATCAAAGGCATTAAGAAGATTAGCACCCTACCCCATTTAGAAGTTATTGAAACAGTTACAAAATTCCTCATGGCTACTTATTGAACTTTGGTAGATGCTGATGGCTTGATTCGTAGCTGTGGATCTTCATCTTGTCTTTACCTGCCGCTCTTCTGTTTTGTCTTGCCATTTCTCTGCGTTGTTTTCTCCCTGCTGATTTTTTCATTTACTATTCCTCACTTTCAAATTTTAATTATTCGTGTTGTTACCTTATCTGGAAAAGAACCCTCCTGAGAAAAGAATCAATAAAATTATTATTGTTGAAGTTAAAGACCACCCAAAACTGTGATTTCCTTCCTTCGGTTGTCCATCTTTTACTAGAGAATGCCCTAAGCCCATCATTAATAAAATTAAATAAATTACCTGTGGTATACCTAAATACATACTAGATTTCCTCGCTTTCAATTTATATTTAAGCTGGCATATTGAATTTCTTGATGATGTAGTCTATTTTAATATTGTGTGTCCTGCATAATGCTACTGCTGTGCTGATGCAAGCTGATACTTCATCATCGTGGATCATGTCTAGCTTTTTATGTACTTTCTTTCCAGTGTCATTAATTTTTTTAGTCATTCTGCTTTGAATGTTAATGCCATGATTGTAAAGAAGTTCTTTTTTATAGTCATGCCATGCAGCTTCAAATCCTATTTTGTTTCCATATGCTTGTACTAAGGCATTTATAACTTTTCTATCCGCCCATTTAACTTGCTGCTGTGCCAAAAGTTTATTTTCGGTATCAAGCAACTCTACTGTACTTTGTAGAGATATAAGTTTTACATTTGCTATTCTCATTGCTCTAGCCATAACTGCTTCAGGACTGTTCCATGCTTTCTCTATTTGCAAGAAGTATTGTCTAGCTTCTTTGCCTTTATCAGTTCTTTGAAGCATTGCTATTTCTTTTGCCATATCTATTGTAAGTTGATGATCTTGCTTGTTTTGTCCACCATGAAATTCGCTTTCCATATTTGGAAGGCAAGTTATAAAATCTGCTCCTTCTATAAATCCATACTCTGTCATTCTTTTAAACCATGTTGTATAATTGCTTTCCACTTCTAAGAATCCATGTAATTCTCTACCAGAAGTTGTTTGCTTGTCATTATTGTAATTTACTATTATTAATTGATTCATCCATATTTCTCCTTTAATTTGTCGTTTATTGTCGCATAAAGTCGAATAATAAATTGAGTTTACGAAACTTTTGTTGTACGAAAAATATCTGTATTGCATCCAAGAGCATCACATATTGAATTAATTTCAGTCATTGAATAATCAGAACGACCATTATTTCTTGTGCTTACTGTTGGCACAGTAGAGCCAATTATTGCAGCTACTTGCTTTAGGGTTATTCTGTTTTCTTTGAGGAATCCTTGAAATCTTGTATAAGGTGGATGCACTAAATCTTTTATTCTTTTCTTCGCCATGTTTTTCACCTCCTGTCAATTAGTGTCGTTTACTACACTTTTACAATATCATGTCGAAATGTAGTTGTCAACAACTTTTTAATAGATTTATGAATTAATTATTGATTTTACGAAACAATATAGTATAATTGATATTATGAAGGGGTGATAACGTGACTAATAAACCTTATATTGACGTTAATGAATTTTCAAAAAGGTTATACGATTTAAGGAAAGAAAATAAAATGACAATGGAAGAGCTTGCAACTATATTGGATGAAAGGTATAAGTATAAAATTAATAAGAGCCTTATATCTAAATATGAGAAGGCTGTACACGAACCGAATTTCTATTTCATCGACTTAACGGCTAGTATATTTCATGTTTCTTCTGACTATATGATGGGAAGAAGTAACAATAAGTATGGTGAATCTGTAACTTACAAGAAAATACCTATTATCGGAACTATAGCTGCAGGGATCCCCATACAAGCACAGGAGGATATATTAGGATGGGAATATGTTGAGCCAGGCGATAAATCTTCATTTTGTTTAAGGGTTAAAGGTGACTCTATGATCGGTGCTAGGATATTTAATGGAGATATAGTTTTTGTAAGCAAGCAAGAAGAAGTTGAAAATGGAGAAATTGCAGCCATACAAATTGATGGAGAAGAAGCTACGCTAAAAAGATTTTATCGTGAATATGGGAAAGTAAGGCTACACTCAGAGAATCCTACTATACCTGATATGATATTCGTTACCAAAGATGCCAAAGAAATACGTGTACTGGGTAAAGTGTCTCATGTAAAATTTGAAGCGAGGTAAATATTATGGCGAGTATAAAAAAGAATAAGAACGGAACATACTCTGCTACTGTATATGTTGGCAGAGATGCCAATGAAAAGATGATTAGAAAATTTGTTACTCGAGATGGGCTAAAAGAATGCAAAGCAGCAGTTAGAGAGCTAGAGCAAGAAATTGAGGATAATGATATATCTAATGTAGCAAACATGAAGATGTCAGCTTATATGGATAAATGGATAGAGCTAAATAAGAGCAATCTTGCATCTACTACAATCAAGTGCTATAACACATATATCAACACCCACTTTAAGCCTTATTTTGGGCATATGAAAGTTGATAAAATTACAGATATGCAAATTAAGCAATATATTACAGATAAATCAAAAGACTTATCCTCGTGCACCGTTCGCAAGCATTATTTTACGCTCTCAAAAATGATGTATGACGCATTAAGGAGTAAGTCCCCTTGTATTGATATTAAGGCGCCCAAAAATAGCGAGTACAAGCCTGTAGTGCCAAACGAGAAGGAATTTAAATTAATATGGGATACATTTAAAGAAATGAGTTTAGAAGATGAGTTGATTATATTATTAGCAGGTTGGTGTGGTCTTAGAAGGGGCGAGATATTTGCATTAAAGCAGGATGATATTGACCAAGAAGCAGGAACTATAAGAGTTGATGAAGCCGTTGCATTAAATGAGGATAATTACAAGTTTGATTTTAAAGCCCCTAAATCAGAAAATGGAATTAGAACCATCGCTGCTCCTGATTACTTAATGAAGTTGATAGAAACTGTACTAATAAACAGAACTAAAGATACAAAAACAATAAACCCAAGTTTAACAACTTATAACCCACATTCTTTTACTAAAAAGTATTTTAAGATAATAAACGCAGAAGGTAGTAATTTGCCTAAGACACGATTTCATGATTTAAGACATTACCATGCTACATTGCTATATAAAAACAATGTTCCTGACCATTACGCAGCCGAGAGATTGGGACATGACATAATGGTATTAAAGAAGATTTATCAGCACTTAGGCATTGAAGTTAAAAAAGAATATGACGATAAAATAAGAAGTATTTTTGATAAAAAATAATCATGTTTGATACTGAAAAAACGCACAAAAAAACGCACAAAAAATTATAACATCAAATAACTAGTTATTCATAATCTTAAAAGTTGATTTCATTAAACTTTTTTGTCTGTGCAACTATCTTTAATCTCCAATAGCTTGACAACTTTTTTATAAGTTTCGTTTCAATAGTCTCCAAAACCGTTGGCCTAGGTTCGAGTCCTAGTACCCCTGCCATATCCAAGCCATTACAAAATATAAAAAACGCACAAAAACCGCACAAAATTAAAAGTTTAGGAATACTATATAATTAGTATTCCTTTTTTATATTTTGCGTAATCAATTCTTTTCTGGTATTACATAGCGAGCATTTTACGTTTACCAAATCATTTAGAAACTTAAGATCAATATCTGCTTTATCCAATTCATTAATCAGTAAGTTATACTTTTCTACATATTCATCCATCAACTCTTTAGTGCTCATTTGAAATACCACCTTTCATATTAAAAAAATTGCTAGTTACCATATAAGAATACAACGTATTTCGTTTAAAAACAACATAATGCGTATTTTTTCAACATTATATTATATAATTGTTGTAACTTATATGGGGGTGCTTTGAATTGATAAAAATACATTTATCTACCATTTTGGGTAGCAAAAAATGGAGTCAAGCTCAATTAGCTCGTGTGACAGAAATAAGATACAACACAATAAACGACTTATACCACGAAATGTCCGATAGTATAAAATTCGAACATATAGAGTTGATTTGTGAGGCATTAGATTGTGAACTTACAGATTTAATTGAATATATTCCAAAGAAAAAACTGCCTACTTAAATTGTAGACAGTTTTTTATTATATTCTTGACAATAAATCAGTTTTCTTTTGTTGGAATTCCTCTTCTGTTAATATTCCTTGGTCTTTTAACTCAGAAAACTTTCTAATCTGATCTGGAATATCACTTGTAACCGCAGCTTCTGTAATAGGGTTCAAAGCTGCATACTGCTGTCTTACTTTCATGATTGCACTTGCTAATGGTCCGGCATTTTTATTTGTGAATACAATTGTGTTTTCAATACCACTATCCGTATATGTAAGAACAAGGTAACTTAGTTTTTCGACTTTCTTTTTCTTCATCCCGAATGCAAATACGCCAAACACTAATAACCTTCCTAAAGTAACATCTTTACTGATTTGCTCTTCTGTCTTAAATTCAGCCTTTATAATGTTTTCAACTGGAATATGCAAATTAAAGAATGTCAATGTTACTTCAAAGAATATGCCAGCACTATTTACGACCATTAATCCATCGACTTCATTTCTAATATCTGGATGTCCACCTAAGTATTTAACAGTATCTACTCCCACTGCTGGGCCACCGTTTTTTTGTTTTTCTTTAAACTCTGATTTTTTATTTTTAATTTGTTCTCTTTGTTGTTTTGCATTATCGAATAACCCCATATTGAACCTCCTTCAATTTATAATAATTAATGATAGTATTCTATGTTTAATATGTAAATCCTTCTAATAATTCCATATTATACTATTACATCAAAAAATAAAAAAAGGTGCAACCCGAAGGCTACACCATTAACCAAAATGCTATTCCATTATCAACTGCTCTATTTTCTAAAGGATCATTCAAAGGCTTTCCATCAGGTCCAATTGCTATGGATGAACCACCACCGTCAACATTCATGAAATTCTTAAGTTTAAGTTTAATTCCAAGAACGGCAAGTGCATTGATTGTCATTCCAATGTACCCTAGGAGAAGTTTCCTTCCTTGTACACATATTATATATATATATTCGTCATCTTCGCCTATAGCCATTCTAGGATGCATGGAGCCTATAAAAGAAAAATCTTTTTCCAAACCCTTCTTATCAATAACCTTAATACCATTGATAATTAAGCTAGGGCTTGCCCCCAATGCATCATTCTCCACTGGCTCTCCAGGACGAACATACTTAAAGCTAGGCTTGCCATTTTTATCTACTACAAAAGAGAAATCAGAGAATACTCCATCAGTAATCTTTTTGCCAGAATTAAAGAACTTGCTTAAACTCACACCGTTTGACATGCCATATAAGCCGCCATTAATCATGATAGTGGGCTTTACTCTTGCAAACATACTTTTGACCGTTTCCTTGGCTCCTACGCTGTCCACAACATCACATTTAAGGATGCTTGTCTTTCTTATTTTTATTATACGGATATATTTATTATACTGTAGCACTTGATATGGTATTGGTTTTGCAATTGCTAATCTTGCCCTAGTCATTGCACCAACTATACCATCAGATGATAAGCCGTTAAGCTTTTGGAACTCAATAACACATTTCTTTGTGCCTGGTCCAAATATACCATCAGTGGCCATAACATAACCTAGATTCTTAAGCTTCTGCTGCAGGTCCTTTACATCATCACCCTTGCATCCTTGCTTTAATATTCTTTCTGTAGGCTTTGCTTTAGGTTGCAGTTTCAAGTATGTTACTATAGACCCAGCAATTGCTTTTGCTTCAGCTTTTAAGTAATCATTGTTACTCAGCATTAATACGTCAAATGAATTTGAAAGAAAACCACCTTCAGTGATTATAGCATCAGTATCATTGTCCCAAATGAGCCTTATCATGTAATACCAATCAGAGCCACGCTCATTTAATTTTGTGAATGCTCTGCGAGTGGGCATACCTATTGCAGCTAACCTTTTTAAAATATCGCTTGCAAGTAAATCATCTTGCGTATCATAATGTGCGTGAATAACCTCTGCACCTCTTGCTGATGCTATAGCAGCATAATTGTGATGTACCGATACGCACAAATCAGGATTATAGTTCTTCACTATAGCTACTCTATTATCTGCAGACAAGGTTATGTCTGTAGTTCTAGAAAACTTGACTTCACAATCAAAGGGTTTCAATTCATCTCCTATTAACAAGCCGACAATAAGATTAATATCTTTTTCAACTAATCCATTTGCCTTTGCTCCTGGATCACTGCCGCCATGACCAATATCTATCATTATCTTATTCATTATTACACCTCCATAGAAGAGAAGGAGCAAGCTTTCGCCTACCCCTTAATTTCTTCTGATACATTTTTTACGCCACTGTATAACCCACTTGCAGAAAGCCCAATGAATATACCCTGTATAATTCCTGCTTTTAGATCCCCAGGATTTAAGAATATAATTCCTGCGCCTAAACCTAAGATTAAATTAACTATAGGGATGAGTTTTGAATTAAATCCCGTTTTCTTAATAACTTCACTTAAACCCACTACCAATGCTATTAAACCAATTCCTGCGTATTCCATGTTTATTCCCCCTATTTTCTTTCTTTTAATACTGTTACATCGGTTTGTACTATGCACATACTCGTATTAATACTTTCAACACTTTTCATTATTTCATTTAGCACTGAATCTGATTTACTTATGTGTTCCATTAACGCAACTTCTCTTTTTCTTGATTCTTCTATTAGAGCTGCTTCACGTAATCTTGAATCAGTTTTATCCTTTTTGTTTTCGGCCATTACATACATAAGCAACCACACAAACAAAGCAGGTATAACCCCAGCACTCATAATGAGTTGAACTACCATTTCTCCTGTCATTTAATCACCCCTAAATTAAATTCTATTTATGTCATAACAAAAGGAGCCTACCTAAGTAAGCTCCTTTATTTGTTTTGGTGGTTTTGGTTTTGTCTGTAAAACTTCTGGTCCCTTCGGCAATTCTATATAATTATTCACCCTTGACCTCCGCACTGTATTTTACAATATTATCTTATATTCATCATAAAATTACAATGTTTTAGTTACGCAATATTTTCCAGTTGTTTATAAATAACCCGAATTCTAATTTGTATTATATTTCATTAGTCTATCCTTTTTCCAAAACCAATTCCACCAATGGCAAAGTAAGATTCATCATGAATTTTAATCATTTCAGACAGTCTCCCATTAATTATAACATCGTCTTTTAAATCCAAAATCCAATTTTGTACACCATCGCAAATATCTTTACAAAATATATCTACTTTCAATTGTAAAAATGACACTCCATTTACATTAAAAAAATTGTTATGATTGGTATTTGTACTAAATATAAAATACTCCAATACCTTTCTGCATTGTTGCTCTGAAATATCATCAGTACCTTCATGTAAAAATGAGCACCTTAATGCATAACAATCTTCGGCTGTAAGAAATGTATGTTTCTCATCGATTATTTGTACTATATACTTTTTGCTTATGTACTTGTTAAACCATTCTATGTATCTGATTTTCGAACTCTTATTCGGATATTGAATTTTACCACATATATCTGGCAAGGTGAGAGACACTATCAATGCAGCATACCAATTCTTAGTGTCAATACATTGATATACTGAGTTTATTAGATGCTTCATAGTGTTAACCTCCTTTTTTATTTCAGTATATCAAATTTGTCAGGAAATCAATAGCTATAACCTATGCGGTTGTTGTTTTAATCACAACCTATCATTGTATAATATAGCTCTCGGTATATCTCAAGTTAGTAGGATTGGTAAGGTTGGCATCAGTGATATCCAAAAGAACTAATTATCCAATTATGATTTAGCAGGATATACAAATCCTGTTATTTGTTCATATTCTATTTCGGTTATTGCTTTACCTACTACGTTCCAAACTCTATCAATAGACCACAATCCATTATCATAGTAGTATTTGATTTTATCATACATTACAAATCAACTCCTGTCATAATAGCTAGATAATCAATATCTGCTCTGTTTCTTATTTCAAGTGGTTGCTCTCTAGGTTGATTATTAAGTGCATCTATTTCATTCTGTGACATACCTTCTACCCATTCTTCACTTGTCCATTTTGCTTTATAAAAACCTTTTATTGCTGTATTGGGTCTAGTTGTAATACAATCTAAAGGTATTTCTTCATCTTGTTTCAAAATTACATCTTCAATAAAATACCCATTTTCATCTATTCTTGCCACTATCATTCTCATACCTCCTAAAGTTCTGCTTTATATATCATTGTAAAACTTAGAGAAGCCCCTGGAACATTAGCCGTAAGTCCACTAGGCAATGAATTTCTAATTACTATATTCCCGCTTGAATTAAGTAAGAATCCGTGTACATCATCGTATGGGGACACATTGCCTTTTAACACCTTGGCGAAAACGCTGGCATTAAGAGCAGGCCTGAAACCAGCAGGCATATTGGCTATTATAGTGTTGACTGCTATCGTACCTGTACCAAGTGCTAATCCTTTAACAAACACAATGCCCAAATCATTTTTTTCATAAATAATTGTTCCAACCCATCCATTCTGTAGAGTTGCACTCCCTCCTGACCATGTTTTAGTTGCTTTTAGTGCTAATTGAGTCGCATTATCAGCCGTATGCGCATCAAGTGTCTCTTTTAAAGCTACTTCTTTTGAGTCTACCTTCAGCACTCCTGTACCTTTTGGTATAAGATTTATATCGATGTTTGCATCTGTTCCCATAGCCATTGCATTAACAGGATATCCGGTATTTGCATTTGTTATGTTTAGATAATTTACTGGAGTTGAATATCCTGTGAAGCCCAAAAGCTTTTTATCATTCAAATCTCTTATGGCATCACCTAAAGCTATTTTGGGTTGTGTCATAAATGCGCCTGGAGTAATCAATTTGTAATAAGTACCGTCATATACAACTATTAATATCTTGTTTGCTACGATATATCCTGCTTGTAATAAGGAGGATATATCTCTGATCAAACTTTTTGCTCCGAGATTATTAATATTAAGTGTGCTTTGTCCTGTATTTTCCAATGTAAACTTTACAATCAGAGGGAAGCCTATTAATTGACTCAAGTTTGTTATTCCAGGAATGTTGATTGTATAAGCTAATCCAGTTCCTGCTGTATCTACTAATTGAAACTTATCATACATAGCTGCATCAATTTTATCCATGTTTTCATTTATAATAGCAATGTCTGCTGTTTCTGTATCTAGTGGTTTTTTTAGCCCTAGATTTGCTGTTAAATTTGGCAATTTATATCACCTCTCTTGTTTTTAATTGACCCCATGTACTTGTTTTAACAGCTCCCCACGTTATGTTTTTTACTTCTTCCCATAATGTATAAGTAAATTCATATAGAACTGTTAGATGAGCTGGTTTAATATTTTCTATGGCTGTCTTAAGATCATCTAAATTTGGAGGTATTCCTCTAACTCCAATAAACTTAACAGTAAAGCTATAGCTTGGATTATCTTCTATAACATCAACTTCACCATTGCTAAAGCTTTCAGAGACATTTTTTATAAGGTTTACAGTTATTGTCCCTTGCCCTCTAAGTTTACTTGTTATCCTCGTACGTCTGAATTCAATATCATAGCTATTGTTAACTTGTATTCCAAATTCCTTTTCCCAACGCTCAAGTGTAAAATCAGAAGTATCAATAAAAAACTGATCCAGTACATTGTTAAGTTTTGTATCGAATCCATCTAGTTCCAAGGCATTAGCATTATTAAGATTGTCAATGACTTTGCTAGCCTTATAATACTCTGGCATATAAGAAAGGAGTATAACCTTATCCAACGGTTACACCCCCTAATACTGCAATCTCTGTATCGGCTATAGCTATATTTGCAGTTCCAGTGTTTACAAGTAAATTGCTATAGTCCAAAACTCCTTGGCTGTCAAAGATTATACTTCCTATTTTCGCATAGCTTACATAAGTATCAACAAAAGCTATTCCTGCAAAGTGCGCTGTTAAGTTATTCTCTATGGTTTCTGTTACTTCTGCTATCGTATAATTATCATCGTCTATAACTAGCGTTACTGTAACCGCAATCACCTTTTCTGTGGCACTAAGAATTGTAACAGTTGCACCAATAGGTCTATTTTCTTCAATGTATGCAGTTACTTCATCAATCAAAGTAGTATCAGCAGCTCTTTTATTTGCGTTAATAATCAATATTTCTACAGTGCCAGCTCCATTGGCCAAGGGGAATACTCTCGCATCTCCTACACCTACAACTTCTTTTGCCCAGTTTAAATAATGATATTTGTTTCCAGATGTTGCAGGAGTTTGTATCACTGTATAATATCTTTCTCTCAAACTGACATCACTTTCAGCCTCATATCCATTGGTAAATGCTTGGGCATTGATTACTGTTTGCAGCCCATCTAATGTTTTTGGGAAGTATTTTATTGAACCAATTGGCACATTTCCAATAGTTCCATATTGCTCACATTCTACAATTACATCTATGGATCCACCAACCGGTATAGTCAGATTTTCTTTAAATACAAAGTTTACATTATCGCTTGCTACCATCTCCCCAGCAACAACTAATGCTCCTACAACTCCAATGATTGTTACAATTCCATTGCTTTTAGTAGCTCCTTTTCGATAAACGCCTCTTTCAGCCGCTAATCTATCTAGATATACTTTTTCAGCAGTATCTGCGAAACCATTATCCAAAATTATATCGCTTTTACTATCTAGTTTTTCAAGCTCTATAGCCACTGGCTTTGTTGCATCATAAAAGAAGCTTCCTTCAGTCTTGTCAAATTCATTTGAAATATTCGTAAGCATTCTAGCTTGAATAGTATCTTTATTATCTGCCATTAGAAAATCACCTCCTGTGCAGTAGTCCCATAAATGCTGTTGACTGTGAACTCAGCTGTTAAAGCTCGTTTTTCTCTTGTAAAAGTAATACTTCCGACGCTAACAATCTCAGTGTTCTTTAAAAGTGCTTCTGTAATTTCCCTTTGAAGCTCTGCTTGTATAAATACCTGAGGGTAATCACTCATAATAAGTTCCATTGCTGTGATGCCATAGGTATCATAGATTGAAAACTTGAACTTCTCTGTTTTCAAAACCTTTTCTATCCAAACTTTTAGAGCATTTAAACCTTCAATGGTTTGTAGTTTTCCGTCTTGAGTTGTAAAATCTCCTACTGTAAAATCAAATAAAAAAGACTTACCCATTACGACAATCTCTGTGGTATCAGCTTGTAATTGCGGTGAAAACTCAGGAAACATTATATCACCACCTTATCTATAATAAAAAATGTTTGTCCATCTGATGTAGGTAAACAAAGCACCTTGTCACCTTTTTTAAGTATTTCTTTAAATGTTATTTCTACATTGTAATCCTCTTTGCTATCTATAGTAATAGAGCTTATACTATCTCCCCTGGTGTCTGTTGCACTTGCTCCAACACTATACCCTTCTGTATTTACATCTGCTTTTCTTATATAATCTTTGATTAAATTGCTGCATAAATAGCACTGTTTTTCGGTTAGTATAACTTTATCACCTAATATAGCAATATTAATAGGATCTATACTTATAACATTCCCTAACAGTGGGCCCAATGGAATTTTCACATCCCTTTTTTTAAGTTGTTTTGCTATTTCTACATCCCACATATCACCACTCCAAACTAATTGATACAGCATGTTTGTTGTTGCTTAAGCTGTGACTTGCTGACTTTATCCTGTACCAACCCTTTAATTTGTTATCAAGATTTAATTCAATAAGTCTATTGGCTTTTATAGTTTCAGCATCTTTTATTCCAATTAAGGGGATGCTGGTATCTTTAAATATCTTATTTTTAGTCTTTAATAGATTCGCTGCTATATTTTTTGCTTGAGCTATATCCTTTTCATCAATGCTTTCTATTTCTTGAAGCAATCCATATTTAGATTGGTTAGTTGTATCCTGAGCTGTAGCAATTGTTGAATTGTTATTTTCTCCACTGCTCACTACAAGTATTTTATTTTTCATTTCTTCAATGCTGCTATTGATAGTAATATCTTTGCTTATAAGAATTTTAGGGGTTATTTTCATATCTGTAAGTTTAGATACAACCAATGTATCAACTCGCATTTCTCTGAAATACTTTATCCCTTGGTCCTTCTCTGATTGCGCTAGAATATCATCAATAATACTTGCTATACTTTCATCTTTATATATCTTAATAATTTTAGTTGGTATATTTACTATTGAATTTTTAATAGCGTATTCATTTAGTAAAGAACTTATAGCATTACTTGCACTCGTATTAAATTGCTTAATAACTTCATTTTTAAGATAAAAACTATAATCAAAACAAGTATAACTATAAGTAAATTTACTCTCTGTTTTTTTTACTATAATTGCCCTGATGTATTCCTTGCTGTTAATAAACAAACTTGTTATAGAGCCTTCTGCGAGGTCGTATAAGCTGTCAAAACTCAACTCCACACCTAAGGTGTCTATATCACTATCCCAACTTAAATTATTGCTTTTAGGAAGGATATCAATGCCATTAGCTGTAAGCCTATACATTGTAATCCCTCCATTCTTTAAATGATATAGAGTATTGATAATCCCCCACTTTATTATCATGCCATTCAAAGGTCTCTACTGAAAATGTACTGTTGATGTTGAATGAATCGCCACCTCTTACTATAACAACTCTTAGAGGTTTCTTATTGATCATTGCTGCATTGATAAGTTGAATATATAAATCAGGGTTAATATTCTTTACTCTTTGAAATGGGTAATTTTTACCCTTGCCTGGTAGAAAACTTTCTAATGTAAATTCAAGCAGCCCCACATCGCCAATCAAATTGTATTTTCCATCTGAAAAGCTTTCAAATTCTTCATTGGAACTGCTTTTGGAAAAGGAGGGCATTTCTTCAGGTATAATTGGTAATTGCAATACTGTTTTTCTATCCATATCACTTATATATATATCGTATTTCATGTTTGCCCTCCTTACATATTAGCTTCTAATACAGTAACAACTCTTTTTGCTATGAATTCACCAGCTTGGTTAAAAAATTCTTCTGTGCCTACATTACCATTAAAGTAAAAGTTGAATATATTCCCTCCGCTTTTACTCAGGATTTTCTTAGATTTATCCGCTGGAATAACTCTGCTGCCATTAGGCAAATCAACTATCTCTCCACCGCGCTCATTTATTCTTGCAGCTCCACCTTTAAAGTATTGTGTGCCTGTTGCAAAGGATGGCAACTCTGGTATTTTAAAACCAATCTCAGGTATTTTTATACCAGGTATTAAGTTCGCTGCTTTTATTAAGAGGTTAAAAGGAGTTAATAAACCTTTAATCCACATGTTCGCACCTTTGATAACAAAATTAATTAAGCCTCTAAATCCATTCTTAACACCAGCCCATAGACCTGCAAAGAAATCTCCCATAGGTGCAAATGCAGTTTTAATACCTTCCCATAGCGACAATGCTTTAACTTTAATAGTGTCCCAGTTTTTCCACAACAACACACCTATCGCTATCAATGCGCCTATTCCTAATGCTACCTGCATCATTGGGTTAGCTAACATACTAGCATTTAATAGCCACTGCATAATAGTCGTAGTTTGAGTAATCTTATTTAATGCTTCAAACGCTGCGGCTACTTTAGTAACAACTTGAAAGGCAATAAACGTACCCAGAAGGCCACTAGCTACAGGCATTAACCAATTCATATTATCTTTTACCCATGATATTGAATTGCTCAAATATTCAAAGCCTGTTTTTCCAAGGTTAATTACTTTCTTCATTATCTCATCTATATTTACTCCATCCATGAAAGCTAGCCATTTAGCAAACAACTTTTCTAGTGGAGGTATAGCATATGCCATAACTTTGGCACCCATATCTTTTATTTTAATTGTCAACGTTCTTAAGCTATTAGCAAAACCAGTGTTGGTCTTTGTATAGTCACCTTGAGCATCTTTTGATTTTTCAAGCAAGTAGTTATATCTCAGAGTTTGCTTTTCAGCCTCAGACATTTCCTTCCAAGATTTCTTTATGCCCTTTTGCAATGCGTATGCTTCCATGCTAGCCACATTCATGTTGATACCCAAGCCTAGCATTGGTTCAGTCTGACCTACCATTGCCGACTTAATCTTTTCAAAAGCCTCTGCAGGATCTAAGTTATAAAACGATGCAAAATCACCAGCTAAACCAGCTAAACCAGTGCTCATATCTGCCAACTTATTTCCACTTATTCCTGATGATTTCATCATGGCTCCTAACGTACCACTAAACTGCTTTGCTTGAAGCTCAGACATACCAAATTGTTTTCCGGCACCTTTGGCAAAGTCATTTATTTTACTTGTCATAGTGCCAAATGTAGTGTCAACAACGTTCTGAACTTCATTCAAATTACTAGCAAGCATTAAACTATCCTTAGCAAATTTTGCTATACCCAGGGCTGCTATAGTTCCACCTATCTTCAATGCAACTCCACCAAAAGCACCAGATATAGATTTTCTCATTCGCTTGGCTTGATTCTCTGCTTGTTTAATTTGTCTTTGAAATTGCTTAGTATTATTAGTTGTCTTATCTATGGTCTTACTAAAATTGTCTTTAAGGTTTAGTATTGTGTTAATTGTTTTACTGGCCACTTACTCACCTCATTTTTCACCGAATAAAGATTTATATTTTTGAATTTCCTCTTTATAAAATTCTTCTCTCGCACAATGCAGAAATACTTTTTCATAGTAGTTGGATTTGACTAAGTCATCAAGCTTATGACCTCTTACAACATAAAAAGCATACATGTTGAAATCTGAATCGTGCGCTATTAGTTTTTTATTGTTTCAACCTTGTCTGCCATATCAATAAGGTCCATCAGTTGTTCTCCAATTTCCATTATGTCAGCCAAGTTAAACAACTTTTCAATTGTATCAAATGGGTCTACTACTTCCAATTCTTTCTGTAACTCAGAGTCATGGAGCATGTTGCATGTATGGTATATTAGCTTCTTATATCCACCAACAATTTTGCTCACTACTTGCATGTCTCCCATTTCGTCCATGACATCAAGTATCAAATTATCTTTTGGCTTTTGAAATGTCAAAGTAGCATCCATAGACGTTACATATATTTCTGTTACTTTGAATTGATCTGCTTCCTTTTGTATCTTCTTAGCTATCAGGTCCTTAAAGGTCGCTTTTTTAGCTTTTTCTTTACTCATATTTCCCTCCATAATTAGAAGAAAAAGCACTCATTTAAGAGTGCTTTTTCTATTTATATTGTTTCTAATACTTCATAATCACTGAATTTTAATGGTATTTCTTCATCAATCGGAGTTTTACTTTCAAATTTGGCAAGAAAAAATTCAGTGATAACTACATTTCTTACTGCAGCTCTTTCGGATTTGCCAGTAGCCTGATCTGTAAGCTTAGTAATAATTTTAATTTCTGGTAAATTCCCAGTCTTATAACCATCAGCTAAAAGCTTGATAACTGTACTATCTGTTTTTCCCCAAGACATGGACCCTTCACCATTCCATCCAGTGTATAGGCTATGAGTTGCATTGTCTCCACAAAAGTTTACATCCTCAAAGTTGCCAGTAACTTTTAATTCAATGTTTTTCAAAGTCGCCATCAACTTACCATTAAGCCACACATTACCACTATTACCTTTTAAAATTTTATTTACATCCACTTTGCTTCACCCCCTAAAATAGTGAGATATTGAATTTGAGATTTTCCATTGCACCAAGTATTTTAATATCTCCACCTAAGAATACTGATCTCTTGAAGGAATTGTTTTTAACTACTGTATCTGTCCAAGTCTCAGCTTCAGATTTTCCTACTCCAAGCCAAGCTTGTCTTTGTGCTTCAATATTCACATCAGCTTTATTAGTGTAGTTATTGTCTAGTACATAGTCTTCTGCAAGCTGTTTGAAGTAGGTATTTATGGCACTAATCAACAACACTTGATTGTCATAGTTGTTTTTATAATTTCCTAGATATTCATTCTTGAATACATCAGAAACGTCATCTTGTATCAAGTCCATTACTTCTACAATATCAATAAACTTCATGTCCTCAGTATTGTTTATGCCATCTGTAGTAGTCATTGAGTTGATACCAAGTGCTATCTTAACAGTATCAACATCGTTGATAAGTATAAGTTTGCCACTTGCTACTGCAGCGGCATTGTCTGCAACCTCTTTTACCCTGCTCAGATTAGAGCACTTGAAATATGTTGAGCCTCTGCTGACATTACAGCTGGCAAGTATACCAATAAGACTTGGGCAGTATTGCTCCCCTGTAACCTCACCTCTCGCATCAACAAAGGTCACATTATCATTTTGAAAGTTAATTATATGCTTGCAGTCAGTTACAGCAGTCTGGAATGTTACGGCTTTGTATGTTTTTCTTAAGAGTTCCTTAGCTTTGATCCAACTAGCCAATGCAGTAAAGTCACCTGCAGTACCATCGGCTATAGTTATCCATCCAGTGTTTATGTTACTCTCTATTATGGCCAGTGCTGTACCAATTGCTGCTATAGTATCTATTCTTACTACAATAACCTTGTTCAGTGCAAAACTAAGAGTATCCTTTATATACTGATAATTGTCAGCTGTATATAGGGCTTCATCAGTTTCAGCACCAGGAATGCTCTTATACTCTTTGTAACTGAAAGTATCATCTGTATCGTCTTTAACTATAAGTATTGCTATACCTCTAGCACTTCTTGCTATCAAGGTACCAGCTAACTGTTTAAAGATTATCTCAATGATTGGTAATGTGATCATGCTATCACTCCTTCTCTAATTTTAATTCTAAACCTTCCATTGGCTCAATTAATTCGCCAATAGGATTAGTAGTTTCTTCTGGTAATAATTCAATGGTATATAAATCAAAGCTGCAAACAAGTATTGTATCAGTTACTTCACTTTCTACAGATTCTATAGGAATGTAAAAGCCTTCTTTGATTTTGAGACCCTTAATAAAAGCATTCTCTAGTAGCTCCTGCATTCCAACGTTGTCTATTTTATACTTGTTTCGGTCTTTTGCAAAAAAATAAATCCTACAAGTAAGGCTCTTTTCCCTGCAATTTGCATTGAACATGCCATTCGTAGAATTTTCAATTGCCACCTTTATAGATGGTCTAATGATAGGCTCCGATACATCTTCGGCAATAAGTAATTTATCAGGATTATATTCTGTTCCTGCTAATGCCGCTTTAATCCTGTCATTTATAGCCTTGTTAATTTCTATTAGAGTAATCATATATACCTCCTAGAGCCCATTGTCTAATGTTTCATCAAGGAATTTTTGTAAATCATTATAATGTGTTGCGGGAAATTCTTTTGCTGCATCCTCAAAAAAGTGCTCACCCTTTACAAAGCCTAATTCTTTACCATCCTTAGAAACTAACTTATGGCCATATTCTAGAAGATGTATATGATAAGCTGGCTTGCCGCCATATACTCTTATACTTAATCCACCGTTGCCCTTAAAAGTATATACCTTCCCGCTTTTTATACCTTTAAAAAGGTTTCCTTTGTCCTTTTTAACTCGCTGCTTAGCTATACCAAGTGTGAGTTTTCTTAGTTTTTTGCCTTCTTCTTTTAAGAACTTTTTTGATTCTTTTGGCATTGTTTTATGAGCCAGTTTCAAAAGATTCTTTTCAAAGCTTGTCAATTCAGAAATATCAAAACCATCAACCATTACTCGATCACCTGCTCAACAAACAATTCAAGACTTTCATTTTTGAAATATGGGTTTAGTATAAATTTTATATCAAATCGTTGTCCCTTGAACATGATATACATGTCCTGCTTTATATCACTCGAATATCTTATTATTACCTTATGGGTAACATTAGATAATATCGTGTCTGCTGCTTGCTTTTGAAGGCTTCCTGTTTGTGGCACCATTGCAGCCCATATTGTTCTTAATTTTTCATAAGAGTAATCAGTCTCCCCTAGTGCATTTTCAAACTCAACCTTACCCCATATATCAATTCTATGTCTAAAGTCAGCCGGATTTATGATATTATTCAACGTACCACACCTCCCTATATTGCTGCTGGCAACGCCTTTGCATGTAGTTGTGTGAGTAAGTTTGTAAGTCCATAATTGTTTTCTCCAACAGTGCCTATCATAGCTGGATTTTCAAACCACTGCACTAATAAAATAGATGCAGCCATCTTAGCTACAGCATCCACTGGTTCCGTCCCCCAATCCTTACCTGTACCTGTCTTAATGTATTCATCGATTGCAGGAAGGAGTATAGCCAATTGCGGGTAATCAGACGCATTTTCAAGCCTCAGCATAGCTGCAGCCTCTTGTGATGTTAGTATACTCACTTAAATCACCGCCTTACTGGCTAGTTGCTTCTTGGTTTTCTTTGTTTTCTTCAACCTCTGTTTTATCTTTGTCTAATTCTAATTCATTCGATGTATCTGTTGAGTTAGTTTTTGTTTCTTCACTTGTTTCAACAGTTTTATCAATTTCCTCAGAGTCGACACCTTCTGTATCAACTACAAATTCGCAACTATAAGGCATTAGCACTATCTTTACACCGCTTTTTTCTTCTTCAAATCTTATTTTCCCAGACAACTGCTCATGTTCGATATCTGTCAACTTTTTTAAAGCTCTAAACACAATTATTGTTTCTTTATCATTTACAACTTTTTCTAGTTGTTGAACTTTACTATTTGCTTTTCTGTTTTTAGGCATTACTTTACCTCCATCTAAAAATATTTTATATAACTATTTTATTAGATCTAATTAAAAGAGGGGCAATAAGCCCCCCTATGTTTATTATGTTGCTGCTACTTTCTTGATTCTTACAAATCCCTTGTAAGCTGCTACGTTACCACCAGCCCAAACACTACCACGGTATGCTATTTGTCCTGACTTAAATTTGAAATCTCTGCTCTCTTCTATAGTCAATGGTGAGAAGATTGGCATTTCATAACTCATTAGATTTCCATAAGCCATACAGTACGTGCCAGCAACAGTTGCAACAGCAGATAATGCAGGACATACGCTGTTCAATATATACTGTACGCTGAAACTACCTTTAGATGAGATTGTTCCTGTATTGCCATTAATAGCGATTTCATAAAGTTTTTCGCCATCCAAAGTTCTTATTGCTGAAAACGCTGCAAGGTCAGCCTTGGAAAGTATCAATACAGCTGTTCCTTCAACATCTTCATCTCCACCATAGCCAAATACAATTTTATCTAAAGTATCTTCATCTATCTCAGAGATACTTATGTCAGATGCCAAAGGAATGACATTAACAGGAGCATTTTTTATTCCCACAAATGCATTAGCACCACCGGCACCAGCAAATATCATTTTTGCAATTTTCTTTCTAATAGCCAAACGAACATTTTTAGCAACTAAAGCTTGATAATTAATGTTTGGTAATTTAGTTGCCTCATCAGTAATTTCAGTGTATGCAGTTATTTTTGCTTTACCAATCTCAACATAGTCTGTTACTGGGTCAGTCTCTACATAATCCCCAGTCTCAGTTGTGTAACCGCCTTCACCATAAGAAACTTCAAAACCTTTGGTATAACTTTCACCGCCTTGTAGAGGAACCGCATTAACCCTATCAATTAAACTTGATACTTCATTAAAAGCTTCATTTAAGTTGTTAGCGTACTTTTTCTGAATTATCAAGTCTCCACTTGCTACTGTAACGGCTCTTTCTTCGGCTGTTTCTTCTATTGATACCACAATAGCTTTACCAGCTTTTAAATCGGCACCTCTAGTTTCAAACTTTTTAGTAATTTCTTCGCTGCGTTGCTCTGATTGTTTGCCGTCAAAACCATAAGTACTTATTGGTTTTAATTGACCAACAGGGAGAGTCTGTGACCTTTGCTCAAGTGTTTCTTCTCCCAATTCATCAGGAAGAGCATCAATCATTCCTCGAAGTTCAACGATTTCTGCATTTAATGCTTCTAGATCGGCATTAATTGATCTAAGTTCTTTTATGTCCTCAGTTGCATTGACTTTTGTACCCAGTTCTTGCTTTCTCGCTTCTTTCTTTGCTAAAATTGCTAATAGTTTCTTTTTCATATTATTTCACCCTAACCTTTCATTAATAGTTGTGATTTGTATTTTTCAATTTCTAACTGCAGGGTTTTCTCACTCTCCAGTGACCTCTTATGTTTCTCCAAATCACTCAAAGCCCTAGCATATATTGAAGTTGTATCGTAAAACGGTGTATCCACAACCGAGACATCGAACAACTTATCAATCTGTGTAACTCTCCTGGTATCAGTGTCATAGTTCCATTCATCTTTTGCAGTACTAAAAGCAAAAGACATTTTATCAAGCAATCCCGCTTGAATAGACTTATATAAATCTCTATTGCTCTGTGTATCAATTAACTCAGCGCGAATAAAAAGACCCTTGTCATCAACAGTTAATGTTAAACTGTTATTGCGGGTCCTTGCCATTATGAATACTTCATCATTATGGTTATATCTCATTGGGACATCCTTCATGTCAGCTCCAACAAATGCATTGCGGTCAATTATTTCAGTAAAACCCCAATGTGTTGCAGGAGTATCGAAAACAACTGCATAACCTTCTACAACCATTTTTTCTGTATCGCCTTCTTGGGGTGCTGCTCTCAATTCTCCGAGTCTAGTTTCCCTTTTATCTTCGAATTTCTTTTTATCCTTCTCCTTGTCCAATGCTATTACCCCCTGTTTTTGATTTATTGATTTGATATTCGTTAGCAAATGTTACATCAATGTAATTAAGCGACATTGTTCTCCTAGTGCCGCTGCCATCCTCTAATGGTGGATAACCTAATATGGCCAGCTTTTGGTCATCAGATAACAATCCTTGTTCTCCTGCGGTCTTTAGTAACTCAAGCTTAGTTTTTGTGCTTAAGTACATCATATCTTTTTGATAAAATACAATTTCATTTCCAAAGTCTAGTTCACGCTGTGTAAAAATAGTCTTGGAGAATGCCTGTCCAAAGCTGATAATTATTGGTTCTAATGTTTTTTCATAAAATGCTTGATACTGCTCATCGGTGAAGTCACCTTTAAGAATGGGAGCAGAGACACCGTAATAATTAAGAATTTTGCTTTGTAAGAACTCCAAAGTTTCTTTATCAATTAATTTAGGATCCACTGATAAATTTACATAATCACCTTTAAGGTCCATAGGTAAAATTCCAGACTTGCCTGTTGACATAGCCTTCTCAAATCTAGCACGTTCAGCTTGTTGTTTGTCATCATCGAGCATAGTGTTAATTTTAAGTATGCCACGTATTGAAAGACTGGTTTTAATAGCCTTTTCTAGTCCTTGCAGTACTGTATCATTTATTTCAAGTACCTTTAATAGTGCCGCATTGTCTGGCTGACCATTTACACCTCCACCCATAATGTCATTAACAGAGTATTTCTTTCTCAGATGTATAATGTCATTGTATGGCAATGTATATCTATCACTATTAGCAAATCCTAGTTCGATAAATAACTTACCGCTTGGATCCTGTAAGAAAACCACTTCAGTTGGGTTAAGAGGATAAAATGCAGTATATTCTCTGATGAGCTCACCATTGTTACCAGTTTTGTTCTCATATGTCGGATAAATAAAAGCATTATAGTTCATCAAAAGCAACCAAATTATTTTTTCGATAAAATCTCTTGTTGTCATTAGTTCATTTGGTGCAAATTTAAACAGCCTATTAAGGCTGCTTTTTACATTTACCTGCATTCCTTTACTATCTGTCCTAATATGCTTTGGTTGAAGCTTGCTGCACTCAGTAGCTATTACATCAACGCACATCTGCACAACATCAGATGCATAAATATTTGTCCCAAATTGAGAAAACACTGGACTATATCCATCTAGGAACTTAGCATACTGTTTTTGTGTAGTGTCCCTGTTCGGAAACACATTCTTAATAAAGTCTTTTAAGGCCAATACCATCACCCCTTTATGCTGTCCTTTTTACTAGTTCAAGGAATTCTGTTCTATTATCGATATAGATTCTATATAAAATTATCATTGTTACGGCACCATCAATTTTGTTGTCATCTTTGCCTTGTACCTTAATTGGCATAATCTCAGCTTTTGAATTCATATTCATTGCTGTATTTTCTAAACACATCTTATCGATAGGATCATTGTTATAATTTATTAGTTTGCTTTTTAAATCCTGTTCAACTAGACTCATTGGCTGCGACATACTTCCAAATTCTTGAGCTACTCTCTGACAATCAAATCCATAGGTTTCCATTTCTTTGACCCAGTATACAGCTGACCATTTGTCGTAACCAACCTTGAAAAACCTTATCCCATATTCTTTAAATAGCTTTACAAACCAAGCTGTAACATGTCTGAAATCATTTTCATTACCATCTGATACAACAACTCGTCCTTCTTTTATCCATTCCTCATATTTCTTGCGTTCTTTTTCAGATAATCCATCAAGCTTAGATTGAGGTATAAAATATTTTTGCAGTATATATTTTTTACTGCTACCTGGCTTCATAAGTAATGCTTTTGCACTTGCAAGGTCACCAGTTTTAGATAAATCCACAGCACCAATTGCAAAGCAGTTACGGAACTCATCAATATCAAAGGTTTCCTCATTAATAATGTCATCTGGTGTCAGCCATGCCGTAGCATTGTTTTGCTTTATATTGAAATCCTTAGAAAGAACAAACACACGCATTTTCTTACTTGACTTTGCTTCATCAATCATCTTTCGTAAGAAACTCCACTTTTTTATAGTACCTATTCCTGGATTACTCTTGGTCCATGTTTTTTCATCTTGCCATATTTCTGTTTCACTATCCTGAGTATAAAGCCATATTAACCAACGTGGGCGTTCCAGTTCTCCCGCTAAAACTTGTCTAGCTTCTTTCAGCCTGTCATCAAGGTACCCATCATTTATAACACCTTCTGTTGTAAGTTCGTAATATAAAGGCTCATCTTGCGTTGACAATGCCTGTCTAATTGGCATGACGGAAGAATTATCTTTCATCTCATGGACTTCATCTACTGAGCCAACCCCTATATTACGACCTTCTTTTGCGCCTGTCTTTGCAGATATCTTTCTAATGCTACCTTTGTTTTTATAGGAGAACTTTCCAGTATGTTTTGGTTTCTTCGGATTACCAAAGTATATACCCTTTATATTTTTTCTTGTTACCTTTGCAAGTCTTGGACTAGCCTCACGCATTGCATCAATAGCTTGAAACATTAAATCAGCTTGCTCATAATCATTACTTGAGCAAAGTATTTTTAATCCTAAAGGGCCACAAAAATAATCAGCTAAGTTAATAGCTGATATAAAAGGTGTTTTTCCATTTTTCCTACCAACCATATACAACGAGTCTTGGTAAAGTCTAATATCTCGACCTACCTCTTCATCATATATTTTGAAGCTATACATTGCTTCAATATAAGCTTTTTGAAATAACATTAATATAAATGGCTTTCCTGCAAAAGGAGCTTCATAATGCTTGCACTCTGTTTCAATAAGCTTGATTCTTTTGTGAGCATCCTCCATCTCGAATTTAATATCATGATTTTCAAAATGACCCAGGAGGATATCAAGCATTTGCATGAGTTCATGGCCAATGAGAATTTCGCCAGTTTTACATTTATGTATGTATTCTAGTAAGAACGAGTGTGTTCCATTGTGATCAAACATAAGATATCAACCTCTTATTCATAATCG